GAATACCCAGTTAGCATCTTCTGACAATGACCCTGTTAAAGCGCCTAAGTCTACTGGATCATCAATAAGCTGTGAAGACAACACCGAGATGTCTGTACTGTTATAAGCATCTTCATTGTAGTTATATAGATAAGATCGCAGTGTTCTGCCGTTTTGATCTACAAATAGTGTTGCACCATCTACCGACTTAACCTCTAAGAAAGATGCTCCATGTTGTGTTTGCGCTTCAATAGAAATGTCAGACGGAGTATTACCCTTAACAATAAACTCTGCTCCTGCTGTAAATACCTGTAATCCACGATCAGGGTTAATGTCGATAATCTCTGTTAGCTGTCTTGAGGATATGGTTGTAAAGATACCCTCGTCATCATCACCTTCTTCTGTGTAGAAATCAAAGAACGATCCAGACCTAGATGCAAACAAACTCTGTAGTTTAGACTTTGTACCGCCTAGCCATAACCTTCCTGCATAGAATGCGGCTGTCTTAGGAAATCCCCTTCCTGAAGGTTGTCCTGCATTTGGTGAATCTGCGGCATAAGTTGCAGACCATACATCTTCCTTTCTAGGCTTGCCTGCTACGTCTAAAGTAATGGTAATAGGATGATCTGAGCCAGTAGTAACAAATGCTGTAAATTGATTATATGTTCCTGCTGAGTCTCCATCTATATCTATGCTATATGTTCTGGACGCTGTATTTGTTACGGTTATGCCTGTATCTCCAAAGATAGGCATATCTTGCAAATTTTTCCTAATGTTTTCGGCTGTAGAAACTTTTCCTTCTGTAGTATCTCCTGCATACGTAATGTTTTTACTTAATATTCCTTCAACATCTATTTGAAATCTATCTCCTAATTCTTGAGAACCATCAAAAACAAGTGTTTGTTCTGCCGTTTCGGGCACTGGACTATTTGCATCATTGTAATCGTACTGAGGTACATTAAGAAAAGGAATGTCGTCAATAGTAAAAACATCACCACTTGTGTTTATTATTCTTTTAGGATGATGATCCTCATGGAACATTAACATGACATTTTCTGTTTGCACATCACGTACATTAGGTACTTCAGAAGACTCAAAAGGAACTATTAAATTGGCTACAGGAGTCCAGTTAGAAGACACTAAACTTGTACTTAATGTTTCAGGCACATAATAAAGAGCCATGTTCCCGCCAATCGCAGGGATATTATTAAATGCGCTGTAACTTAAATTTGGAGTGCCTGTCAAAGTCCCAGAGGCAGTGGGTGTGCTTGTGCCTTCTGTCCTGCGAGTCCTAATAATACTGCCCTTAATAGAGGTAATTAGGTATGTTGATCCGCTGACAGTATATGAACTGTTTAATACTGGTGTTCCAGATGAGATAGTAAAAGAAAAATCATTTACAGAGCCACCGCTAACAGCACATAAATAATGTTTATTAGTTTCAATGCTAAAGTCAAAAGTCTTTATATTAGATACAGAACCATTGTTGTACAGTATATTAAATTCGCTCAACTCAATTTTAGCTGTACCTAAAGTACCAGTATCTCCTGTTCTGATAATTCTAAAGTATCTGTACTGTGCGGCCGCAGATGTAGAAACAGAAACTCTTACAGATTGTGCAGAACTTGATACTGTAATAGATTGACTATTCCATGCTACACCATTAGTTGAAAACTCAATTTTAAAAACACCAGTAGCGCCCGATACAGAGCCCACTAATTTAATACCTTTAACATCAATAAAATTAACTTTTTGAGCGCCTATATTAGTTATGCTACTCAAATCATAGTAAGCAACAACATAATCTGCTTCACTGCCAGTGCCGTATATTCCAATAGAGTCTGTCGTAGTTGCAACTGTTGCAGAGTTAAAATCATTAATATTAGCCGCAGTACCACCGCGAGGCATGATCTGACTTTCTGTACCAGATATGTCACTGCTAAGATATGGAACAAAAGACTCAAAGCCCTTGTCAATATGCTGTGTTCCTGCTCTACGCTTTAACCCTCCCTGTGGGACGATAAGGACGTTTTCAGCAGTTTGCATTCCCTGATAGTATTGCTCAAGATCAACGCGGCCTTTAAGTAATGGTGACAACTCTCCGCTTACAAAAGAACTTTGTAGAAACTTCGACTTCGCCATAACTAAAACCTTACATCAATAAACGGACGATCTGTAATAGGGGTTATTGGGTATTGTTGCGAATCAGTAAATCTTGCCATTCGAGAAGCGTTTACATATTGACCAGCGTTAGCTTCCATAGATGCGGCACTGTCCCTGATAGATGGAGCAAAGTCCATCGCAAGTCTGTACTCAATCATCTTACTAAAGTATACAGGCCATGCTGATTCTGGAGCGTTGTAAATGTAATCAGCGTATATTGCGCCAGTTGAATTTGAGTATAGCTTGTCGCCATAGATAGTGTAATTAACTTGAGGATTAATCTTAATAAGAAACAATAGGTCAGCAGGAAGTTGGTAGATAGACTGCCACTCAGTGCCTACTGGAGTTTCTGTTGTTAAATCTAGCTGTGCTTTCTTTTTAGCAAAGCCCCAACGATATTTAGTTAATTCGTTTTGTACGATGTTGTCATACAGATTGTTAGCAACAGTTTGAGCGCGTGAGTTGCCGACTAAAGTTGTAATAGGCAAATCCCCAATTAAAATTAACGCATTAGATATTAGCTGGATTTTGCTTGCCATAATAAACCTTTATGTAAGAAAGGGGGGACGAACCCCCCAGACGTTTTACTTTGTTACTTACGCTGTTACTGTAGTACCACCAGCCGCAGTAATGCTTGTAGCGGTTTGGGTCTTAATGTAAGTAATAGTTACTACTGGAGCAGTTGCAGTGGTAGTATCTTTGCAGATGATTAAATCACCAATGTTAAACTCATTGATAGCATCAAGAAAGTAATCTGCGTTATCAACAACTGTTTTAGCATCAGCAGAAGTATACTGCCAAGTGCTTCCACCTGTTCCTGAACCGCCAATGCGGCATAAACCTGATCTTGCAAAAGCCATGATATTTCCCCTTATACGTTATCTTTGTATTCAACTTTAACGACACCGCTTGAGTCACGGACAACAGAGCCAGCTTTCAAACAGCCGTTGCTCAACCATGAAGTACGGTCTGCAATCCAATCAACAGAAGTCTTCATGTCCATGCCAATAGCAAGACCAACAGCGTCGCGCGCGAAGAAGAATGAGTCAACAGTGTTACTAGCAACAGTCAAACCACCTTCAGAACGATCATCAAGAACAACAATGTTGAAACCTTGCAAAGTGTTAATGTCACCACTTACAAGAGCCTTAACTGTTTGATAATCAGAAGAAGTAGCTTTCTCATCTTTAAGAAGTCCACCAAGTCCAGCGGCATTGATTGCACCAGTAAGACCTTCGTTTGGTACACCAGCGGCACGTAGGTTTACGTGAGCTTCAGTCAACTTAGCCATAGTTAAAGCCGCAGAACCGTGAGCAACAGTAGAACCACTGCTTGCATTCATTGCGTCAATTACTAGTTGGTCAGAACGACGACCAAGAGCACCAGCGATAGTGCTTGCTAGTTCTTGCTTCTCGTCAAAGTTTACTTCAGTTGCGTCAAAAATATCAGTGTACTCTGGAGCATTCCAGTTTTGCAAAGTAGCAATAGCGAAATCATAAGTTACGTCCATAGGAGTGACTAGATCAGAAGTAGACTTCTGGTTAGCTAGACCTTTACCCATGTTACGGAATTTATAAGTGTCACCAACTACATTGTTACGTACAGTTACGAAAGGCTTGAGAAGCCCTTTTGTTGCATAAGCGTGTTTTACCATGCTATCGAATTCAATCGACGCTACGGCAGATAGATTCTTACTCATAATAGTTTCCTCGAAAAAGAGTAATTAAAAAAGTTTTTCAAGGTTTAAGCTGAGTACCCAGTAAAATTGGTCAGCATTCAACCTAAAATTACTGGGCCTTGGTGAAAAGGGTATCCAGTGTCTTGATTATACACCTTTTACCCTGTATTAATCAATTATTGAGAACCGCCCCACGCTTGCATCATTTTCTGAATCTTGCGCTCATGGTCAATATTGGTACTTCTGAGGAGGTTTCCTTGCTCATCTTTCTTAAACATTTCTGTTTCAATAGATTCCCAAGACAGACCTTCTGGGTTATGCCCTCCCTCCATTGGGAGTTTAGCAGGAGCAGTTGCTTGCACTAACATCTCTACCAATGCAATGGTATCAGCAGTAGTCACTAGACCTCTGGCTTGCTCGTAAGTATCTGCATCTAGGTTGTTTTTCATAAACCCTTCAACAGTCTTAATTCTTTCCTGAGCGTTATCGCCTAGCTTAGACAACTCTTCTTCTTGATCTACAGCTTGTGCGGCATAGTCTTGAGCAGACAACAATTCCCATGCTTCTCCAAATGCATCAGCACTCATGTTAGTCTTAGTAGCAAATGCCTCTAACTCTTGATACAAGGCATCATCACTCTCAATTCCTTCTGGGGGTGTGTAACCATCTTTAGGCGCACCCTTGAATCCTCCAAACTTTTTAGACAGTTCAGCATAACCTTTAGCTTGATCTGCTACAGATTTATACTTTGTGTCCAACCATTCAGGGACTTCTCCAGTTCCTTTGATACCTTCAGTTAAATAATATTCCCCTTCTGCAAGGGTGGGTTCAGAACTATCTAGCAAGGTATCGCTTTGTTCAGCGGCTTGTTCTTCTGACATAATGTAATCCTTAAATTATTTCGGCTTGCTTCATTTGATTGATTAAAAACTTAACTACACCAGCCTCACCGTTATGGTAAGCAGATTCGTAATTAATGTTTTCTGAGCCAAAAGGAGTATCATTATCATAGACAAACCTTCTGGTCAGGTCTGCTAAGATACGCGCTCCATCGTCAGTTGTAAAGACCCTATGATATGCCTTAGCAAGATCAGCCGCATTCTGTCTACGTATTCCTGCTTGTTTTTTAGCAACTTCTGGATCAGCAAGTTGATCAATATTTGACCAACTCATTGAACAGGCATCGGTGGTTGTGATGTTTTCATGCCAGCTTGAGCCGCTTCTGCGCCTGCCTGAATAACCTGTGCTTTCTCAGTAGGTGTTCTTACTAACTCAGCAGGCATTCCTGTCTTAGATGCTACCCATGTTCCAAAGTCTTCCTGTTTAAAGCCAATCTTAGCCTGATCTGGGCCAGCATTCTGTAGGACGAACTGTACAGCTTGTTGGACATTGATAATATCTTCAGCATCTTGCGCTCTAGCTAGAGGCGATAGAAACTTAATTTCGATATCACGACCATCTAACTGTAATGGCTGTAAGATACCTCGACGAGTTAAGATGTGGACAACACGTTTTAAGATAGGGACAAGCACTTCTGTCTGTAATCGACCAAACGCACTACCAATTCTCTTGGCTAGTTCTCTTGACTCAATAGCTACCTCTGTCGCAGAACGCACAGCACCAGTAGGATCACGCAGATCGTTAAACAAAGCTCGTTTAATAGAGACTTGTAAGTCCTGCATTTCAAATTGCGCCAATGCAAGGTTAGCCCCTGTGTCTAATCTCTGGATAGACGGATTAGAAGAGTTGTTAGAACCAACTGGAATAACAACCCCTGGACTTATAACTATATTGTAGGGGTTAGTCACACCGTCATCAGTAGCGGTGTACATACCTGATAGATCAATAGCGGCTTTCTGTAGGACAAACTCTTTTACTTTGTTTAGGGAGCGTACATCAGGTAAAGCCTGTACAGCAGGGCCACGACCACGTATCTCTCCTGATACTTTAGAGTAACGACCAGTTACCCAAGGGCTAGATTCCCCAAAGTCTTCCATCCAACTAATGCGATCTTCGCCTTTAACCCATACACAACCGTAATACTTTTTAGCTTTAGGCATAAATACAACGCCTTCACTAATTTCTACTTCTGCATCTGGTTGATTTTCGATTAGGGCAAGGACACTTTCAGAAGGCTTAAACCCTCTCCACTGTCTTTTTAGATTTCTTGCTTTAACATTGAATCTACGCCAGTGTGTTTCAATAGAACCGTATGGGCCTTCCTCAAACGCAATACCTTTTTGTGGAATAGCGTTAAACACTAATGGCATATCATTGTTGTCAGTCTCATCAATCCGTAGAGTACCTGTACCTACTAAGAGATCAAGAGCGTGTTCAAAGAACTGTGTAGCAAAGTTAGAACGATTAATGTAATCAAAGACAATATCAGCCTGATCTTCTAGGTTTTGTCTAACGTCTTCTTCAGATACATCAAACTCGCCTGATTCTAATGCCTTTATAACACTGAGAGAAGGAGCAAAGGTTGCCCAGTTACCCCAGATAGGAGCAATGTTTTCTTGTAGCTTACTTGCTCCCTGCTGAATAGCTTCAATGGCAGTGGAGTCAAAGATACGATCCATCTTCTTAGAGCCAGAAACAACAGTATCGAATAGGTTTCTGTTAGGTAGAAAATACTCATAGCAATCATCAAGCAAGTCATGCCACTGCGCCATTTTAGAAAACGCCTGCGACTCTCTTATTTTTAAGTCGTGTAAAGACCCTAGCTCTTTTGGAAGTTTCATCTTTTATTTAGCCGCCTTTTTTATGGAAGTGTTAGTTCCA